AGCCATCTCCCTAGCCTGCACTTTCACCTTGTTGACGCGGGGTATCCAGCCGCGCCCGAAGGTCTTGTAGGTCGGGAGCCGGGCCAAGAACTGCACACGCTCGCGGCACAGGTTGTCGATGACGACGCCCGGCTCGATCATGCTGACGGCCTTCAGCGTGCGCGGGCCGATCATGCCGTCTGTCGGGACCGCCAGCGACGATTGCAGCGTCCTGATGGCGCGCACGGGGCCGGAGTTGACCGCGAAGTCAAACATGGCGAAGTCCACGCCTGCCGGCAGGTCATCGCCGCGCACGGCGTCCCAGTACCGCTCCTTGTACAGCGGCGCGACCTTGGCGGGCGTCAGCGCCCGCATCTCGGATTCCGTCACGTCGCAATCGACGTAGGACTCCCACGTCGCCTTGGTGACGCCGAGGTTTGTCATGCCTCCAGGATCTTTTGGATTGCAGACGTAGCCGCCCTCATGCGCGAGCATCATCTTCAAGGAACGGTCGAAATTGGATTTCATTTGGACGCCACTCCCTTAACTTTCTCCAGCGTGCGAAGGCCGCCCATTCCGAGCAGCGCGAAGACCAACTCCCACAGCATCCCGTCGAGTTTGGGCGGGGCCGCCATCGCGATGTGCAGGCTGGTGGCTACCCACATCAGCAGCGGCGCTGCAACGTACTGGTAGGCCAGCGCAAGGCCGCAGACCCAGCCGATAAACGGACGCCAGCCGGAGACGAACAGGTTCGGGTTGGCCGCCTCGACGACGTTGACATCGGTCTGGCTCTTGTCCCACGCCTGAAGGCTGGAGCGCAGCTCGCCCTCCGCCTTGGCCTTGGCCTGCGGATCTGGGACGAACTTGTCTAGGACCTTGAGCGCCGCAGCGATGGCGTCGTCGATGCCAAATGCCATTATTTGTCCGCCTTTGCGTCTAGCTTGTCGTAGATGCGCTGGAACATGTCCTCGATATGTTTCATCCGTGCGTCAATGTCCACGCGGGGGACGTAGGTCTTGGGCAAATCGACCTCAATCCGATGGATGTCCTCGCGCAAGTCCTTGACCGCACCCCACAGCTCGCGGGCCAGCCAGCCCACGACCGAGAGGGTGATGCCCCCGGCGATGTTGATAAGCGTCTGAGGTTCCATGTCACCGGGCCATTGCGTTGGTGTTGTCCGAGTCGTCAAGCCCAACAAGAGGACGCAAGGCGTTTATCCGCTTGGCTTTGCCTTCCGCGTCCGTTGGCGCTTTGGCCCGTATTTTATCGCTGATTTGTTTCGTGCGTTCAGCTTGCGCGGCGGCTTTTTCTAGCAGCGCCGCCATGTTCTTAGGATTAAGCGACGCTTCAGCAATAGCGCGCGCCGTAGTTTCGTTAATTTTGCCCTCCAACGCGCTGATGAGACGCGCTGTAAAAGCGCGCACCAGCCCAAGCGCGTTAGGGGCGTTTGGTATTTGAACCGCATCCGCCGCGCCAGCCGCTTGCGTGCTTCCTAATTTTGCCAGCCGCTGGTATTCGTCAGTGCGCGACATGTCCTTGAGAACTTGCGCAACTTTCAAACTGTCGCTTGTTTCAAGAATTTGAGACAGATCAGTATACCGGGCGTCGCCGGTAGCCCTTCGTATGGTAGACGGCGCGTTTTCTACCGCTTGGGCGAATTGCTTCGCCCGCGTAACATTTTCGTTGAGAGGGCTGGTAAGCGATTTCTCAAGCTGCTGCCCGACTTGACGAACATTTATGTCTTTACTGGCCGTCGCAAATTGCTGCCGCGCGCCCTTATAGCCGGGAAGCTTGCTTTCCATCCAAGACACAAACTGATCGCGCACGTTTTTAACGTCCGCAAGCTGAGACTTGCTGAGCGACGTAGGGTTAGACGCTGGTCCGGCGCTCTTGCTCTCCAATATGCTGTCAAGCGAGATTTTGATATCCTGCAACGATTGCCCCGGATATTGGGCAAATTCAGCAGGAACTTGCATCATAATCGGTTTGCCATCTGGCCCAACAAGGGACGACGGCACTTCTTGCGCGGGCACGTCTTGACCTGAACGGAACTCGCGTTGGCGATTTGCCGCGCGCTCTGCTGCCGCTGGAAGCGCCTTCTGCATGGCGGGCGTTTCCAGAAGCGTTTGGAACGCAGGATCAGACTCCACAAGAGGCTGGAGCGCCTTGCGGTACGATGCCGTAGCGGCGGCGGAGCGAGCCACTTGCGCGGCTTCCAGCTCTGCTGGCGTGCCGCCAATGGACGCGATAGCGCCTTGTCGCGCGCCGCGCTGTTGCGCCGCCAGCGCTTCCGCTTCCGTAGGCACGTATTTGCGAAGCAAATCCCGTTGCATTGCGGGAAACTGCGTGCCGGTAAAACCTTCGCCCACCAGCACTTCAGCGGCGGTTGCAGGCGAACCAGGCAGCACTTCCCTAGCGTTGCGAAGCGCCGTAACCGCTTCAGGAAGACGCCCTTCCATAGCGGGTATCAGCATGTTGGCGGTAGGCGTAAAGGGCGCGCGAACTGTTTCCGCGGCGCGCGCCAGCATGTTTACACCCCGCGCGCCAAGGTTAACCGCGCCGGAAACCAACGGAGATACCGGGTCAAGCACGGCTTGCGCGCCGCGCAGCGCCGCTGCCGTCTTGCCATACTTCGCCGCAGCCGCTGCTTCCCTAATTGGCGTAATCGCTGCCGCCGCACTTGGCGCGGCCAGACCGCCAATCAAGCCGCCAATCATACGCCCGCTTCTTACGTCCGCATTTTTTGCTTCTCCAAACAGATAATCCGCTACGTCACTGGATTTAATCGGGTTGTCTACCGCTAGACTGAGCACATCCCCCGGCATACCAAGAACTGATGAAGGCACGCCCTGCGCCGCCCCAATGCCGATATCCTTGTACCGCGTGCCCAGCTCCGACATCGTCGGTACGGGAAGATTGCTGATGTCCGCCGGGCGTGTGAACGCCTCGCGCATACGTCCGCTTCGGCCTTGTGGGATAGCGTCTCGTTTGGCCTCGCGCGCCGGGGCAGCGGTAACAACAGGATCATTAGCCCAAAAATCGCCCGCGTCAGTTTTTGCGGGCGTGGGGCTTTTGAATACCGGATCGTTTTCCCAGAACTCAGCCATTAGCGTTTCGTCCTTTGTTCCCCGTTAGGCGCAGTGTACACTGAACCGGAGGGCAAGGCATCGTATTCAGTCTTGCTAATGCCGCGTCCCGTGCTTTCTGTTCCCTGTGTAGCCGCCGAGGTCATATTTGAACCAGCGCCGCCTTGCGCCATGGTGCGTGCGCGGGCCACACCTTTTCGGACAATGTCTTCAAAATCACGGGCCGCGCGGACAAATTCAACTTCGCTTTGAGCCAAATTCATACGGTTAAGCGCAGCCGTTGCTTTTTCGCCTTCTTTCTGGTCAATCGCGCCGCCGCCACGGAGCATGTTATATGCATCCAAGAATGTGCTGCCCTTAACTTGATCAAGCCGCTTTTCAAAATCTGAACGCGAAGTTCCGGCGATAGGTTGGCTCATTAACATCTTCTCAAAACTTACGCCAACAGCGGACTCAAAACCGGGGTGCGCGCGTTTAGCGTCTTTGGCGTATACAATGCGGCCTTTGGCGTCCACTTGTGCGCCGCCAATAAGACCTTCAATATTTTTAAGCGTTTGCTCGGCCGCGTCTTCAAGTTGCGGAAGACTGGCCTGTATTTTTTCTTGCTGCACAATTTCCAAATCTTGGCGTTTTTCTAGACCGCGCTGCTGCAATTTACGTTGCGCTGCGTCTTGCTGCGCCTGTTGAAAAGCCGACAGCGCAGGCGCGGCTTGCGGCGGCGCGATCATCATTGAAGCAGGCGGCATGGCAAGCGCGTTACCCTGTTGGGCAGGCTGCGGGCCTGCAAGCGCGTTCAGGACCGGCGCAACCGGAAGGCCGACGTTGGCCGGGATGCCAGAGCTGGACGCAAACCCCGGCGAGCGCATCATGGCGGGCGCGTTAGCGCCACCTTCATATGCGGCCATAAACTTCTGCGCGTACTGCGGGACGGTCGTTCCCAGCACGTCCGAAGCGTTGCCAGCCTTCGCAAGCGGGCGACCGGAAAACCACACAGACGCGGCGTCAACTGGGTTGCCGTATTTGGCGACGCTCTTGCCAAAATACGTCTCAAACACTCTTTCTTGCGCTTCAGGGCTGGCCAAGAACTCAGACGGCGTCATGCTGCGGCCAAGGGCTTCCTTGGTCCACGAAGGGATGTTTGCGCCCATGACCTGGTACTTGCCGAATGCGCGGTCGCCACGATTTGTGACCGGCCCAAGAGCGTCGTATCTGCCGCCGCTCTCAATGCCCGCAATGGCCTGTTTAGCCCGGTCCATGTCAAAACCAGCGGGTGCCGCTGCCGCGCCTGCACGGCCTGTGGGAGCGGCCGCGCCCGGCATTGCCGAAGCGCCAACGCCGCCACCCACGGGAGCGCCAACGCCCGCTTCGCGGAGCGGGGTAAAAGTTCCTGTTTCGGGGGTTACAGCTACCGGAACACCATCAAACATCTGATACTGCGGCTTGGCCGCGTCCAGAAGCTGGGTCGTGGTGCTCATCCCACGGCGGACGGCGTCGGGGCTGTATTGGCGCGGAAAGACAGCCTGCAAGTCTGGCGGAAGCAAAGCTATGAGCCTACCATACGCCGCCGGGCGCTGGCCCTCCGGCTGCGCGTCAACCATACGCAGGTTGTCACGAAATTCTTGACCGTGTCTGGAGATAAGCTCGCGATTTTTAAGCGCCATTTCAGCAATTGAGACTTGCGTCTGCCGCTGCAAGCTTTCATTTTGCCGCGCTGCGGTTCCAGCTTTCAAAGCTGCGTCTAAGCCGCCGAGCATGCCCGCCGTTCGAATACCTTGTGGCGAAGTCGGGTCAAAATCAGGCCGCGCAAACGCCTGCCGCAACTCAGCGTCGCGCGCCGCCTCTTGCTGCATCAGTTGCGTTTTCATGGCGTTTGATTGCATCTGCTGGCCCTGCGCCGCCAGCGCCAAAAGGTTGGGCGCTTGGAACTGCTGGACCTGTGAAGCGAGCGAATAATCGGCCATGTCGTTAACCCCTTGCGCCCAGCATCGGCGCACCTGACGCTGCGCGTTGCGCCATCGCGTTGTAGTAGTCAGTCTGCGCGTTCAGGTACGGCATCTGCGCGTACATGCTCGCGCCTTGGCCAAGCGCGTTTGTCAAAGCGTTGCCCATGCCGACGTACCCAGACGCGCGGGCCTGACCCATGTTGCCGTAGCTCTGCGCCAAGCCCTGCCCAGTCTGTCCTGCGGCGTTTGACAATGTAGTGGCTGCGGTCTGACCGGACCCCATCATGCTCTGCAAAGGATTTAGACGCGCGGCGCGTTCGGTCTGGTACCGGTTAAAAGCGTTGTTGTATTCTTGGCTCGCCATGCCCTGCCCGTAGTCCGTGATGCCTTTCAGCGTCGAACCAGACGACAGCAAGCCTTTTGCAGCGGCAGACCGCTCCAGCCCCTTCATGCCTTCCGACATGCGGAAGGCGTAACCTGGATCAGCTTGAAACTGGTCCATGCCAAAAGCTTTTGTTGCTGAACCGTAATCCGCCGCCCCAGCGTTGCCGCCCTGTAGGCCAAGCAGCGTAAGAAGCTGGTTCTGCGATGCGATACCGCCTTGGCGAAAAGGTTCCTGAAGTTCAACCTGCTTGTTGAACATCTCGCGCTGAACATCTGCGCTCTGCCGCGCGGCCTGCTCCTGCGCGTCAGCGGCACTAGAAGAGGCAAACGCCGAGCCTGCGGCCCCGAGAGCGCCTGCGCCGAGAATTGCAGCAGCGGTACCTATCGCCATTAGCGTAGTCCTTTAGCAAACGTGCGTTCCATAGGCCGAAACCCGGCGCGACGGTAGAATTTGCTGACTCGGTCAACGTTTTCGTCGTCAAGCGCGATCATAAACATGACTGTGGCGTTCTTGCTGGCGGCCCATCGTTCAATTTCTTTGAACATCATCTGCCCCGCTCCGCTGCCCCGCGCTTCCGGGGTAAGCCACCACCAAAGCTCTTGCACGATCATATGGTTCGGACGGAAGTATAGCGGATATGCTATCGCGCTGCAAATGCCCACTGGCAAACCGTCGCGTTCGGCTATCCACATGCCGATGTTTGGGTTCTGCATCGCCCCGGTAACAAACGTTGCCGTCGCTTGTGGGTCTTCGCCAACCAAAGCGCCAAGCGGAGACGCGCTGATAAACGCCTCGCCCATGAATGTGTACGCGGCCAAATCGTCAATGGTTGCCGGGCGCACAACAATTGTCACAGGGTCAAAACTCCGAGGTCCGTCAACGACGCCATGTCGGCTTCGGTCAGGCCGTGCTCGGCTAGGAACAGTTCGTAGTCGGTCACGGCAACACATCTGGCGGCAGGTTAGGATCGGTGAACGTTTGCGTCGCGGGGTCGTAAATAAACCCCGTGGAGACGTAATAGTCATTCGGCAGCACGATAGCCGTTGTGCCAACCGGGGCGGTACAGGTGTTGTCCCACACGATCAGGTTCACAACAACATTAGCCGAATTGATAAGCGCCGCTTTCATCAGGTGTACTCCCAAATACGGATCATACCTTGAAACCCTACGCCGCCAGAGTTACCGTTAGTGACGCCGCCCGCGCCGCCGCCGCCGTACCCCGTTGCAGCGGACCCTACGCCTGCGCCCGCACGCCCCGCAGCGCCGCCGCCAAAATAACTGGAACCGCCATTTCCGCCGGTAGACGTTGAACCTGCAAGCGCGGAGCTTGCGCCACCTTGCCCAACCATATTCAGATCGCCATTCGTGGCCGTTCCGCCAGCGCCGCCGTTTGTGATCAGTACACCGCCTACGCCGCCGCCGCCGGTAATTGTGGTCGCGCCGACAACAAAGGTCGTATCGCCGCCGTTACCGCCTGTGGCGGCCGAGGCCGAGGTGCCGCCCGCGCCGATGGTGTACGCATAGGGTGTGCTGGCGGTAACGGTGAATAGTTTTGCCGCCGTGCCCGCGCCGCCCCCACCGCCCGCACCTGAGTTTAAGCCGGACCCGGAGCCGCCAGCGCCGCCGCCGCCACCGCCCACCGCCTCAACGTATATGGACGTACAATTGGCAGGCGTTGTGTAACTGGTTCCAGAGGTCAGGATCTGCGGCGCGCGAAGCAGTCGTCCGCTGTTGGCCGAAGACGCCCACGTCGTGCCGTTGCTGGCCAGCACATTACCAGACGTGCCCGGCGCGATAAGCTGGACCGCGCTCGTGCCGTTGCCCAAAAGGACATTGTTAAGCGTTAGCGTGCTGCGGCCAGTGCCGCCGTCTGCCGCGCTGATGGCCGTCACAAGGTTAGAGACGGACCCACCGTAAACGATATTGTTCATAAGCTGGAACGTGGTGCCGTCGTACTGCACCAAGGCCAGCTTGCCAACTTGGATGTCACCCGCCGACAAGGCCACGGTGCCGTTTTTGGTAATTGACTTTGTCGCCAAGCCGTTAATGCTGAGCGTTGCCGCCGCCGTGTTGGTGTTAGCCGCAACAAAGCTGTACATCGCGCCAGCCGCGTAGGCGGTGATGGCCGGGGTGGCGTTAGCCGCGATGGCATTTGTGCCGGTGACGCTGCTCAACAGTGAGTTGATGCTGTAGGGGTCGTTGATGGCCGGGAGGCCGTCGTAGGTGCCAACCAGCACGTTGACCGAGGTCTGGACGATGAACTTGTAGAGCGTACCAGCCGTTAACCAAATCTCGTTGGGCGTGCGCCCGGCAGCGTCCAAAATGATCGGGTTCGTGTTGGCGACCGCGCCGGTCGAGGTTGTGTAGGTTGCCAGCGGCGTGGTCGTGCCAGCCGCGTAGGTGTAGACCTTGCCGCCGGTCAGCGGGTCGCCGTTGTCGTCGAAGAACTGCGCTCCAGCGCCGGCAAAGGATGACAAATTGTAAGAGGTCATGTGTCCGTCCTATGCTATCTGGGTTACGTTCAGAAGGATGCTGGCGGCAGACGGCGCGGTTATGGTCGTGTTAGCAGCAATCGTACGAAGCTGCGCTACCCCGCCAAAGGAATTACCGTAAAATTCTATATACGCTGCGGCCGGAAGTTGCAACGTAAGGTCAAGGGTGTGGGTGCTGTACGCTTCCGCGCTGCCACCCGGTCCGAACACGGTGACGTAGCGCAGGGAGCCTGGCACGTCCACGCCGCTGACGCGCACCCACAGGGCGAGGGTGTACGCCGTCGTAGTGTTGAGGTTGTAGAGCTGGAACGAGGCGTTGATGGAGTACAGCCCGGCGTTGGCGACCGTCACCTGCGACGATGCCACCGACACGCCGCTGCTCAGCGCGGTGTCCGTGATGGACACCCGCGTGGTGGTGTTCGACACCCACGTCGTCGTCTCAAACCCGCTGAACGTCCCGTAGGCAAACGAGGTCAGCCGCACGATCTGCTCGTAGACGAAGTTGAAAAACCGAAACCACTCGCGGGTGATGATCCCGCCTTCCTTCTCGGTTATCGGGACGCGCGGTGCCGGGATCTGGCTGTCGTTAAGCATTGGTGCCGCTCGCGATCAGCTCCGCGCCCATGATGTAGATCGGCACCGGGTCCGTACCGGATATCTCGTACACGCGGTCGCGGATCTTCAGCGTCATGCCCAGCCTGCGCCAGAACACGCGCTTGCCGTACGCGCCGATGGCCCCCATCGAGGACCAACGCTCGCGGCTCCAGGTATGCCCTCCGTCGTCCGAGAAGCGCATCATGACCTGCGGGTCGCTGCCCTGCCCGCTGTTGAGGCCCACGCCCGACTCGCAGTCGAGCTGCAACGTGTGGTTAGCCACACGCTTGAGGTTGTTCTGGCCGGTTGGCAGCGCCCGCCACGAGCGCAGCCACCGCTGCGTCTGGTCGTCGTCGGCGTAGAGCGTCAGATCGTAGGCGTAGAGCTTGCCGTTCTGGTAGTCGCCCACGATGGTCTCGTCGCTGAAGAACATCTGCGCGGCCGCGCGCTGGCGGGTGAAGGCCCCATCGTTGAAGCCCGCCCGCTCATGCCACGCCTGTGTAGCTACATCGTAGACCCACGTCGCGTTGGCGGACGGGAACGACAGCACGTAGAAGGCGTGGCCGTCCTGCTGGTAGGTGTAGGCCGTGGCGTCAGCGATGTTCTCGTACTGCTGGATCTGCCACTCAACCGCGTGCGTGCTGACGCGCACGCCCGTGTAGCCGTTGGCGCGGTAGACGATGCCCTTGCCGCGCGCGTCAGCGCCCAGCCAGAACAGGGCGTTGTCAAGCTTGGCGACCGAGAACGTCGCAGCGCAACCGATCTCGTTGAACGCGCCTTGGATGCGCTGGAGAGGGAACGCGGCCGCACCGGAATTGTACCAGACCTCGACCGAGTTGGTGCCGAAAAGCCACACTTCGGAGTGATCCACAATTGACGAAATCAGGCCGTCCGGGTCGCCTTCGGCGCTGGCGAAGTCCAGCGGATCAATTGACGTGCCATCCAGAAGCTGCGTGACCCACACCTTCTGGCTGTTGGGTTCGATGAAGACGAAGTAGCCGCTCAGATACGAGACGGTCAGCGCGCCGGGAAAGTCCGGGTCGGTAATGGCTCCGAACGCCAGCGTGCTGTTGTTGTAGATGTAGCTGGGGCCACCGCACGCGATGAAGAGCTGGATGCCGTTGTCGGCCATCGACACCGGACCGTCGTTGGCAACCGTGCCGAGCAGCACGGTGTTGTACGCCGGGTCCATGCGGTAGAGTTCGTTGCCCGACACGACGTAGGCGAAGTTGCCGTAGGCGTGCAGTCCTCTGATAGGACCAAGGCCCACCGTCACCAGCCGACGCAGGCCGGGCGCACGCTGGAGGAACGCCGCCTGCTTGCCGCCTTCGGGTACGATCTCTGGAAATAGATTGACCATACGGTTGTCCGCAGCGTTGACGCTGCGGGCTACGTACGCAGAGCCAAGGATGGGCGTCTGCATTAGTAGTTTCCTGCAAAAATATTGTAGCGCTGTCTCGTTCCGACGATGCTGTAGGGCAGCGACATGATGTCGTCAGGGTTGTTGATGCGCTTCAGGTTGCGCTTGGACGTCATCGCAATGCGCGACACCGTAGGCGGCGGCTCGATGCCGAACTCCGGGGCGAACTCGCAAGCCAGATTGTAGCGGAACGCGCGGAGGTAGCCCGGCGGGAAGGTCAGCGCGGTAGCCAGCAGCGCCGGCTGCGTCAGCTCCTCAACCGAGACGAAATGCCACTCCAGCGTCTTGGTCGGCACCGGGTATACGTACATCTCAACGTCAGGGTAGGTCATGTTGACCCAGATCACCTGCGGGTAGGTGCTGGTGACAGTCTTGACGGC